TTCTGACTTGATTGCTGGCCATATTTATACCGGTGGCACATCCGGCACATTGAACGTCAATAATGTGTGGGCCAATGGTGCGGATGAAATTACAGGTTTAGCGGCTCACAACGGATTTTTGTTTATCTTTGGTAAGCGCCAGATTTTGGTTTATTCAGGCGCTACAGCACCCAGCACGATGACGCTATCGGACACTGTGGTGGGTATCGGTTGCCAATACCGTGATTCGATTCAAAGTACCAATACAGATGTGGTGTTTCTATCTAATTCTGGTGTGCGATCAGTGCTGCGAACGATTCAAGAAAAGTCTGCGCCATTTCGTGATTTAAGCAAGAATGTTCGTAATGATTTAATGCAGTTGGTTGCCGGTGAATCGCCAGCAAATATCAAAGCAGTCTATTCAGAAGTTGATGCGTTTTATCTGCTGACGTTTCCTACAGCCAATCAAGTCTATGTGTTTGACACGCGCAGCGTCATGCAAGATGGTTCAGCTAGAGCTACTACGTGGAATCATATTGAGCCAACGGCATTGTGTGCATTGCGCAACGGTGATTTGTTGATCGGCAAAAACGGTTACATAGGCAAATACTCTGGCTACTTAGATAATGGCCAGACGTATCGAATGTCGTACTACACCAATCACGCTGATTTGGGTGACGTAACAATCACATCCATTGTTAAGCGTATTTCGATTGTTGTTATTGGTGGCTCTGACCAAGTAGTAACTGTTAAATGGGGCTACGATTTTTCTGAAAGTTATCTATCAGAAAATGAGCAAATACCAACTCAAGGTATTTCTGAATACGGTATTGCAGAATATGGCGCAAACAGCGTTCCACTTTCTCAATATGCTGGCGGTATTGTTATTCAGACTTTGACGACTCAGGCGACCGGTTCTGGAAAAGTAGTGCAAACAGGTTATGAAGCCGAAGTGAATGGTTTTGAATTGTCGATTCAAAAGATTGAAATTTTGGCTAAACGTGGCCGCATAAGTTAAGGGGCAAGCATGTCTGACTATACCAAATCGACCGACTTTGCATCTAAGGATTCGTTGCCATCAGGCGACGCAGCCAAGATTGTAAAAGGTACGGAGATTGACACTGAATTTAATAACATTGCTGTAGCGATTGGTACAAAAGCCGACTTAGCAAGCCCAGGCTTTAGCGGTAGCCCAACCGCGCCAACACAATCAACTGGCGATAGCTCCACCAAGTTGGCAACAACAGCGTTTGTACAGGCAGCATTGGGTGCGTTATATCCGGTTGGCTCTATTTATACGAATGCCGCAGTTAGCACTAACCCAGCGACATTGCTTGGTTTTGGTACATGGACGGCATTCGGCGCTGGCCGCGTTTTAGTTGGCGTTGATGCGGGTGATGCAGCGTTTGATACGCTGGGCGAAACAGGCGGCTCAAAAGACGCAACGTTACCAAGTCACGATCACTCTTACAGCGGAAATACTGGAAGCGCTGGCGCTCACCGTCACGGCTTAAACGCTAATACTGGCGGTAGCATAGCTGTTCTTGGAAGTGCAACATCAAAAATTGCTGGTATTAGCGGCAGCCCAACTTCACAAGATTATGTGACTAGCTACAGTGGCACTAATATTATGGAAGAAGCTGGTAACCATAATCACAGTTTTTCTGGCACAACAGCGTCTAATGGTACAAGCGCAACGAACGCTAACTTACAGCCGTACATTACTGTTTATATGTGGAGACGCACTGCATGAGTGCTGCGCTTAAAGAGTTGGGTGGTGAGATTACTCACCACTTTTCAGATGGCTTGTATGCCAAGGAATCATTCGTTCCTGCTGGCACAGCCATACTAAAACACATGCACGACTTTAGTCACTTGTCTATTCTGGCCAAAGGGCGTGTAGCCGTGATGAAAGGCGAGGTCATTGAAATTATTGATGCGCCAGCGTGTATAGAGATTAAAGCAAATGTGGTTCACGGCATTAAGGCCATGAGCGATTGTGTATGGTTTTGTATCCATGCGACGGATGAAAAAGACCCGTCTAAAGTGGATGAGATTTTAATTAAAGGGGATTGATATGCCAGCATCGTGGGCAATGGCCGCCGCCGCCGGTGGAAATATATTAGGCGGGTATTTGCAGGGTGAGGCGGCTAAAGATGCCGCATCTACATCTGCTAGAGCGCAATTAGAAGCAGCGCGAATTGCTGCCGAAGAATCACGCTTTAGACCTGTTGGCGTTACTACACGTTTTGGTACTAGTCAATTTGGTACAGATGCTAGTGGTCGCGTAAGTAGCGCTGGCTATAACTTATCGTCAGAGCTAAAAAACTATCAAGATCGCTTGATGGCGCTTAGTGGCCAAGGGTTAGGCCAAGCTGAAGCAGCGCAAGGAATGTATCAGCCGTTAACTGGTGCGGCTACTGGCTTGTTTAATTTAGGTGGCCAATACTTAGCGCAGTCGCCTGAAGCAGTTGCGGCTCAATATATGCAAGGACAACAAGACTTGTTAGCGCCAAGTCGTGAACGCCAATATGCGGAATTGCAAAACCGGCTGTTTAATACTGGCCGCGGCGGTTTGTCTGTTGGCGCAACAGGTATTCGCCCAGGTGGTGGTGCGGGGCTTTCTGCAAGCAATCCTGAACTAGAGGCTTACTACAACGCTATAGCTCAACAGGATGCGGCATTAGCTGGCCAAGCACAACAAGCTGGTCAACAGCAGTTAGCTTTTGGTACAGGTTTGTTTGGCCAAGGCTCTAATTTGTTAAATCAATATCAGGCTGGTCAAGTTGGCGCTTTATCACCATTTACAGGATATCTCAGCGGCGCGCAAACATTAGAAAGTCTTGGTCAGCAACCATTGGATATTGGTGCATCGTTAGGCGGCAGAAATGTTAATAACGCAGGAGCGCAAGCATTAATGTCAGGTGGAATAGGCGCTGCACAAACTATGCAGCAAGCCAATGCCTACAGTCCGTTTGGTACAGCATTAATGGGTGCGGCCAATTCACTCAATGCGTACCAAAATCAACAGCGACAAGATGAGCGATTTAACGCGATATACGGTAGAGGTGCGCCAGTTGAAGACCGGTCTTTTAACCGCAATGATTATTTTATTTAATTAAGGGACAATCATGGCAAGCGAAATTCTAGGTCTGTTTACATCGCCAGAAGATTACCAAATGCGGCAGCAACAAGCGCAGCAAAATCGTGCGCTTCAGTTTGCTCAACTTAATCCATTTGAAAAAGCAAATTACGGCATCTATCAAGGTGCGCAGCAATTAGGCGGCGCTACTGCTGGTTTGTTTGGTATGGAAGACCCGCAACTACGCAAAATATCAATGCGCCAGCAAATGCTAACTGGTGCTGGTGGTGGGCCACGTATTAATCTTAAAGACCCAAACTCAATGCTTCGTGCGGCAGAAATAGCGCAAGAATTTGACCCTGAATTTGCTCAAGGGTTAATTATTGCGGCTAATGATTTAGCCAAAAATATGGCTGAGATGAAAGCAAAAACAGTTACGGCAGCTAAGACGCAATCTGACATTGATAGAGAAAATGAATATCGTGCAGCAATGGCAGCTCTTCCATCTGATGCAACTGAAGCAGAGATATTGGCTGTTGTATCTAAATTTGCTTCGGGAGATAAAGTTTTGACAGCAAAACAAACCGCTGAGAGTGCAAAAGCTGAAAGAGAAAGAAAAAAAGAAGAATCTGCGGAAAAATTTGCAATTCAAAGAGAGAAAATACAAGCTGAAAAAGAAGCTGACGACAAAAAAATAGAAGCTGACAGGAAAGCCGCAGTATTAGCGGCAGCAGATAAGAAAGAACGTGATGCAATCAATAACCAAGCTAGATTAGATAGGATTAATACTGAAAAAAGAGCAGAAGCTAAACTAAAAGCAATAGTTGATTCATCTAAACCACCTAAATCTTTAAGCGCAGGACTTCAAAAAGAAGAAACAGGAAACTTAGAATCTATAGACAAAGCAGATGCGCAACTTAAAGCATTAAGTAATCCGATTAAAAATTTAACCCCTGACCCAACGACAAAAAAACCACTTTTGGAATTAGGCCCTGTAGACAATCTGTTTAACTATGGAAGAAATATTCTTTCTTTGTCATCTGAAAAAAGCAGGGCGTATGAAGAATTAAAATCAGCTATTGATACGGCGGTTAATATTAAAGTAAGTGACGAAAAAGGTGTTCAGACAGATGCCGACGTTTTGCGTCAAGCTAAAGCTCTTATAGCCGCTGGCGGTAGAAATGATTCTGAAGTAACACGACAAGCATTAATTAGATTTAGAGATGCAGTACAAAAAGATAAAGAAAACAAAATGAAACTTATTGAATCTCGCCGTAAGTCGCAAGGCGTTGAGCCATATTCCCCATCTGGTGGGTCAAGAACTGTTTCTTTTTCGGAGCTTAACTAATGGACGTCCCACTGCCAAACGGAGTAGTAGTAAAAGATGTTCCTGAAGGAACTACTAAGGCGCAGTTATTAGAAATTGCTATAAGAAATAATCTTATAACCAAAGAAGAAGCAGCCCAAGCAACAGCGCCCAAGGCATCTACGTCAGTATTTGAGCCAGCCGTTCCTTACTCTGGTGCGGCTGAAACAGTTCGCGCAGGATTCCAAGGCTTAACTTTAGGCTCTTTCGACGAGATAGAGGCGGCTTTTCGTACTGGAAGTATTAGCAGCCCTCAATATCAGAAACTAAGAAACGAACTACGTGCGCAACAAGAGCAATTCGGTCAAGATTATCCGAATGTAAAAACGCCAATCGAATTGGCTGGCGGCATGGCTTTGCCACTTGGATTTTTGCAAAAGGCAAAGCAAGCATCTACTGGTACGCAATCTGCATTAGCAGGTGAAAAATTACTGTTTGATAAATTTGGTGGGCAAATAGGCCGTGGCGCTGCTGTAGGAACCGCTACAGGCGCAGCGTCTGGCTATGGCTATGCCACCAAAGATGTTGGCGAGGAAACAGTCAAAGGTTCTATTTTTGGCGGTGTATTAGGTGGCACAGTTCCTGTTGCGCTTAAAGGCGCTGGAACCGTTATTCGCAACGTGTTGAATGCGTCTGGTGTTGGCGACCAACCGGCAGCGGCATCGCGCATTTTGGCTAACTACCTGCAAAAAGATAATCTCACGCCAAACGAAGCTATGGCCGTATTGGATGAGTTGCGCCGCATTGGTGTACCTAATGCCACCATTGCTGACCTTGGTGAGAATCTGCGCGGTTTGGCATACAACGCTTATGCCGTGTCATCCAAAGCTAAAACAGGCACTCAGAATTTCTTAGAGAGTCGCTTAATTGACCAGAAAAATGACGTTGTTACAGCATTAGCCGACAAGGCTGGCTTAGACATAAATGCTAATGGTTACGAAAGATTAAATAAGTTAATTGAAGATCAAGCATTGGCGGCAAAAACAGCCTATCCGGCTGCTTACAATAAAGACGTTTACGCCAAAGATTTTCGCAAATTTATGGATCGTGATCTATTTAAAAATGCGTACAAAGAAGCAGTTAAACGCGCTGATGCGCGTGGCGAAACTTTGCCACCATTGGATGCGTTATTGAGCGACCGCCGTGTTCCAACGGATGTTATGCACCAACTTAAAATTGGTCTTGATCGCATTGTTGAAAAAGAAACCGACGCAATTACTGGAAAAGTTACTGGATACGGTAACGATGTTTCAAAAGCAAGAAAAGAATTTAACGATTTACTAAAAACAAAAAATGATGCGTATCGCAAAGCTAATCTTGAATATGCTGATTCAGAAAAAATCCAAGACGCATTTCAAATGGGTCAAAAGTATCAAAAGTTAGACCCTAAAGAAGCTGCTGCAAAAATTAAAGCATTTAACCCAGCAGAAAAAGAATCCTTCCGCATGGGTATGATGGCCGACATTAATAACCGTGCTGGCGATTTTAAAGGTGGTGACTTTACTCGCCAAGTATTTAAAAGCGACAATCAGAAGGGATTAGTTAGATTAGCTTTTGAAGATCAAGCCAAATATAATGATTTTTCACAATTCATTAAGGCAATGGATCAGCAAAGCAAAACGGCTAAAAAAGTTATTGGTGGATCAGAAACAGCGCCTCGCCTAGCATCTCAAGAAAATGCTAATGAGATTGCGCAAATTGCTCAGAATGCAGCTAGAGGCGATGCGCTTGGTATTCTCAGGGCAACGGCTGGCGCTTTATATGGCAGATCAAAAGGCATCAGCTCTGAAACATCTGAAGCATTGCAACAGCGTTTATTCTCCACTAATGCAAAAGAGCAGCAAGCCATTCTTGCCGAGCTTCAAAAAAGAACGCAGCGCCGACCAGTTGGCATGCTATCTGGTTCGGCCATACTTGGTACATCAACAGGAATATTAGGCGACTAAATGCCATTTGCGCTGATCGCAGCGGCTAATGCTGCA